GAGCAAGTAACTGTTACATTACCTGCAGGCGTACAAGCAGGACAAACTGTTAGATATGCAAACTTAGGAGATGATAGAGACAACAGATTACCTAGAGGTGATCTACTTGTTAAAGTAAGAATCAAACAACACAACAAATGGCTAAGACAAGGCGACGACTTATATTGCGAAGAATCCGTTAGTGTATTTGACTTAATGACAGGCTGTCAAGTAAATGTAAAAATGCTTGACGGAGCAACACTTAATGTTAAAATACCACCAGGCACAAATCCAGGCGCGAAATTTAATCTACGTGGGAAAGGAATGCCAAACCCGCGAAACGGAAGAAAAGGTAATGCTATTGTTATTGTGAAAGCGATTGTTCCTCGAATCGACAAGGGAGAATTACTTGACGAAGTTAATAAGTTAAAAAGTAAAATACATCTTGACTTTTGATACAGTGGTGTTATAATTTAACAATGCACAAAATTACAATCAAGGAATAAAATATAAATGGTTGAACCTAGTAAAGAACTACAACTTGTCTTTGAAAAGGCTATTAAAGACGCACAAAAATTGCATCATGAATATATTACACTAGAGCATCTTGTGTTTGCTCTAATGTGTCATTCATCTTTTGAAACTATTATTAAAGGGTATGGTGCAGATCCTGTTTTTATTAAAAGCAATCTTGAAAATTATCTAAAAACTCAGTGCGATGATATTAAAATGGATCCTGAGATTAAAAAATGGAAACCTAAAAAAACACAAACAGTTGAGCGTGTTTTAAACAGGGCCTTTACACAAGTTTTGTTTATTGGAAGAAATAACATAGAACTAAGTGATGTTTTTCTAAGTGTTCTTAACGAGAAAAAATCTATTGCAACTTACTGGATTGAAAAGGCAGGTGTTTCAAAAGAAACATTTAGTGAATATATTAGTTCAGAAGTTGAAAACGAAATTGAAGACGAAGAAATGTCTGGAGCAATGCAAAAAGCTCTACGTGCATTTACAACTAACTTAAACGAAGAAGCAAATAAAGATAAGATTGATCCAATTATTGGTCGTGCTGAAGAATTAGAAAGTATTGCCTTGGCATTAGGACGCCGTAATAAAAACAATGTTATCCTTGTAGGCGATCCTGGTGTTGGTAAAACTGCTATTGCTGAAGGCCTTGCTTATAATATTGTTAATGATAATGTTCCTCCGTTCCTACAAGAGTACGAAGTATACAATCTTGACATCGGCGCAATGCTTGCAGGTTCAAAGTATAGAGGTGATTTTGAAGAACGTTTAAAACTTGTTATTAAAGCATTACAGAAAAAAGGCAAGACTGTAATGTTCATTGATGAAGCACACATGATGAACGGTGCCGGAGCCGGTGGTGGCGACAAAACAAATGATTTAGCAAATATGCTAAAACCTGCACTATCAAAAGGTGATATTAAAGTTGTAGCAAGTACAACTTGGGAAGAATATCGCAAAACTTTTGAAAAGGATCGTGCATTGATGCGTAGATTCCAACGTGTAACTGTCGACGAGCCAACTCCGGAAGTAACTAAAGACATCTTACGTGGTATTAAAAAGTATTACGAAGAATTTCATAGCACCGGTATTACCGAACAAGCAATCGAAGCGGCAGTCAAACTATCAATTAAATATCAAAGTGATAAAAAGTTACCAGATAAAGCAATTGACCTTATTGATGTTGCATGTGCAAGATTTAAACTAAAAGACCCTGAAGTTGAAAAGTTAGTAACTGAAGAAGAAGTACAGTTCGAACTGGCTAAAATGATTAATATGCCTGTTGAAAACATTGCTGAAAAAGAAACTTCAGGACTTGCTAATCTTGAAGTAAATCTTAAAGCAGAAGTGTACGGTCAAGATGAAGCAATTGATAATATTGTTGATAAAATTCTAGTTGCACAAGCAGGTTTGAAACCTGATGACAAGCCTGTAGGTTCATTTGTATTTATGGGTCCAACAGGTGTAGGTAAAACAGAAACTGCAAAGCAACTATCAACTCAACTAGGTGTTAAATTAGTTCGATTTGATATGAGTGAATATCAAGAAAAGCATTCAGTTGCTAAATTAATTGGTTCGCCTCCGGGTTATGTAGGTTTTGAAGACAATGCAGGCCAGTTAATTACAAAATTACAAGAAAGTCCTAATTGTGTATTGCTATTAGATGAGATTGAAAAAGCACATCCAGATGTTTCTCAAATTTTGCTACAAATTATGGACAATGGTAAAGTTACAGGATCAAATGGTAAAGAAGCTGATGCAAGAAATGCTATTTTGATTCTTACAACTAATCTTGGAGCCAAAGATGCAGACAAAAATGCTATTGGCTTTAACGAAGAAGTTGAAAAAGACTACGAAGATACTGAACTTAAAAAGTTCTTCAGTCCAGAATTTCGAAATAGACTAGATGGTGTAATTACATTTGGTAAGTTGAACAAAGAAGTTATGCTTAAAATTGTTGGTAAGTTTCTTGTCGAACTTAGAAAAATGGTTACAGACAAAGGAGTTAATATTAAAGTTTCAGATGAAGCACTCGACTACTTAGTAGACAAAGGATTTGATCCTAAAATGGGTGCAAGACCTTTACAGCGTGTTATTGATAACGAAATTAAAAGACCGCTATCAAAAGAACTACTGTTTGGTAATTTGAAAAATGGCGGAACTGTAACTGTTACAACTACAGAGGATTCTGACAGTCTATTACTAGAGTGTGTAGAGGAATCCCTTGTTACAATCTGAATCAAATAAACTGTTCTATAACAAATATCTTTACAAATTTGTTTTTCGTAACTCTCTAGCAACAATTTTTAGAGATAAAAATTTTAATTGTGCTAAAGAAGTATTAGACGAACTTTATCATAGATCAGAAAAAGGTATGCCGTTAGTTAGATCTACCGGCTACCGTCAGTTCACTATAGAACCTCATATATTTTATGAATGTGTTACAATATATCACGAACTTAAAAATACAAATGTTGATTATAAAATAAGGATCGAGCACCCTAGTGTACATGTATACAGCAATGACAAATCTTGGTTATTATTATTTGCAACTAAAATTTCTGATCCTATAAGTTTTGCAGCACCACCTAAAGAACTTATTAAACATGTTGTACCAAATACAATTATAGTTGACGAAAATACCGGTTATGATTATAAAGTTACATTTGGAGACTATAATATTGATCCTGGATTTAACACCTGGTTAGATAAAAACGAAGATAAAGTAAAAATGGGTGTTGTATGTAGGGATGCAATTCGTGAATCTCTACACTGTGCAAATTATTATTTTTATGTTCGCGACGAACGTGTTTTAAATCTTATTAAATTAATGATTGCACCTTCTATTCGGCGAATAGATAAATTAGTATGTAAGCAAGATATTGATAAATAATAGTATGCCGAATAATAGTAAAACAATAGTACCAACACAAACACATCCAGATGATAGCACAGTACAATCATACACTGGAGATAAGTTTAAAGCTGACGGATATTATGGCCGTGCAGACGGGTTTCATACTGTCCAAATTAATTTAAACGGATTTTCTGGAGAGATAAAGATGCAAGGGTCATTAGAAGTTGATCCTTCAGAAGGAGATTGGTTTGATATTACATTACAAACCAATACAAGTGTACAAGGAACTGTTGATACAACAGGTGCTATATCGGTAGGAGAAAGTATTACATTAACTGATCTTTCGTATTCTAGTAGTAATATAAATGCTAACTATAATTTTGTAGGAAACTATGTTTGGGTTAGAGCAATACTAGGAAACTGGACAAACGGAACAGTTGACAGTATAATGTTGAACTATTAAGGACGTAAAGAATGGCACAAAAAATAATTAATATAGGATCAACAGACTATGCAGGCGACGGTGAAAGTCTCCGCACAGCATTTAGTAAAGTAAATGATAATTTTGATGAAGTCTATGTTAATCTAGGTGGCCTTCAATCCTTTGATGGTGACTACAACAGCCTAACAAACAAACCAGACCTTTCTGTATATGCTCTTACAGCAAATACATTTAATGGCGATTATAATAATTTAGTTAATAGGCCTACACTGTTTAGTGGACTATACGCAGACTTAACAGGCGCTCCAAGTGTTCCTAGTCAATTGGAAGATTTAGCAGATGTAAACATTACTACTGTAAGCGACGGCCAAATACTTGCATTTGATAACGCAAGTGGTTCATTTGTAAATGTTGATCCTGATGCTGCTAGTTATGGAGATTCTAGTGTAAACACTCTTTTAAATACAAGCACTGCAACTAGTGGACAAATACTAAGTTGGACTGGGGCAGATTACCAGTGGGTAGCAGATCAAACTGGTGCAGGAGGTGGCATTGCACTAACTGATCTCAGTGTAACAGATACATCAACAGGCGATGCAAGTTTAGAATATGATAATACCACAGGTGTATTTACATTTAGCTATACACCACCCACAGTACCAACAGACATAAGCGAACTAACAGATAATACAGGACTACTAGGTGGCGGCGGCAGTGGTGTTGATTTTTCAACCCTTAGCGTAACTATTGGTGACGAAACAGATCCACAAAGTATATCAGATGCACTAAATGATTTAGTAACACAACTCCAAGGCTTATAAGGAAATATCATGGAACATTTTGTAAGAGTAATATTTGAAAAAGATGATAGCATAACTGAAAATTTAGACGAATCTATCTTTCCAGGTAACGAATTACTTGAAACAGATCAAGGTGCAAGCGCCTATCAAATACCGTTAGCAAGAGAGCTTTCAGAAGACGAAGCAGAAGAATATGCTGAAAGACTAGCAAACTATATGTTTGAAAATGGTTTTGACGATTTTGATATAGAAATTAGTACAGACCTTGATGAAGAAATTATCGAAGAAACATATGACGGAGATGATTTCTTTGAAGAATATGGTGTAATGTGGTACAATGATGACGACGAAATAGACGAAGCAGAATATCAAGGACGTAAAGTTAAACTTGGTAAACCTATGCGTGGAGATGTTAAAAAATTCAAAGTATATGTTAGAGATCCAAAGACTAAGAATGTAAAAAAAGTAAACTTTGGCGATCCTAACATGAAGATTAAAAAGTCTAACCCAGCACGTAGACGTTCATTCCGTGCTAGACACAACTGTGATAATCCAGGTCCAAGAACAAAAGCAAGATACTGGTCATGTAGGAAGTGGTAATATGCGTATAGATGAATTTACTAGCAAAAAGTTTGAAAAAGAATTACCATTTAGTGTTACTGACGACCTAATGGTCTTTATGAAAAACGATCTTAATTTTTATCGCAAGTCTTATTACCCTTGTATGGCTAAAATGCAAGACGAAAGCATTAAAGGCAATGATTGTAACTTTGTAGCAAACACAAGACCTATGATAAAAAGTGCAATTAAAGATTATTGTGCTAAATTTAATGTCGCAGCCAATCCGCAAAGTGTCTTTACAAAAGAAGATGAAGATGCTATCATTGAAAAACTTTATGACGAGGAAATGCCAAAACTAGAGTCAGGAGAGTACTAATGCGCTTTGCTGAATTCCGTCACGTTCTAACCGAAGCAGCAAAAGTTGGGCGCGAATATCAGCATCTTGAGGATTTGGTATTTGTTAAAGGATCTAAAGGTGCTTTAGAAGCAGCAGACATACTAGAAAAACTAGGTAGCGACAGCGGAGATGTTGCTATTAAGTGGGACGGCAATCCAACAATTTATTGGGGACGTGAACCTGATGGTACATTTGTACTTGTAGGTAAAAACGGTTGGGGCAAAAACAAATCAACATCGTCACAGGATTTATCACGTTTTATTCAAAATTCAGGTAAAGGTGTAGAAGAAGAACCATGGCGTAAAGAGTTTGGCCAAGAAATGGCTGAAATTTTTGATGTAATGAAAAATTCAACACCACCTAACTTTAGAGGTTACGTATACGGTGACTTACTATACAGTCCACGTAAATCATTTGTATCAAGCAACGACGGTTTAGAATTTACACCTAATAAAGTAAAGTATACTGTAGACCCTTCAAGTGATTTAGGAAAGCGTATAGCAGGGTCTAAGGTAGGTTTAGTAGTACATCAAAAGTATGAAGAGTGGGGTAGTAAATCAGGAACTCCTATAGAAAATGTTTCAGAACTAAATTCAAAAGATGCAGTAGTATTAGGACAAACATATGTTACACATCAACCAAATGTAGACACTAAAGTTGTTGATGCTGTAAGAGCAAAGGCTAAAAAGTATGCAACTGATATAGATCAATTTTTAGCAGGTACACAAGGTTTAAGTAATCCAGCTCAAATAATTTATACGTATATGAACCATATGACTCGTACGCAGCAGTTAGATAAGATTGCTACAGGGTTTTTTGATTGGTTAAAAACTAGTAAAGTAAGTCAAGGACAACAGGCAAAATTAGCAGCAATGAATGATGCTAATCCAAAAGCATTACCAGAAATGTTTGATCTTATAAAGCAGGTTATGACTGCTAAAGATAGTATTATAGATCAATTAGATAATGCTGATGCAGATGTTAAAGCATCAACAGGAGGAGAAAAAGGCGGTGAAGGATATGTTGCACTAGGTAGCAAAACTAAACTTGTACCTAGAACACGTTGGCAGCCTAATTAAGATAATGTTATTAAGAGAATTATACGAAGCACCTAAAAAACAAGCAGTATTAGCATTTGGCAGATTAAATCCGCCTACAATAGGTCATGCTAAATTAGTAGACGCTATCAAGAAGCAAGATGGTGATCATTATCTATTCTTAAGTCAAACACAAAAGCCTAAGACAGATCCACTAGACTTTGCAACGAAGTTAAAGTTTGCTAAACAATTCTTTCCTGGTATAAACATTGGTCATGAAAGTGTACGCACACCTGTACAAGCATTAGAAATGTTACAAGGTTTAGGATATACTGATGTTATTTTTATAGCAGGAAGTGATCGTGTAGCAGGATTCCAAAAATTATTTGATACATACAACGGTCAACCTGATAAAAGTGGTAATGTTCCGTTTAAGTTTGATAGTATTAATGTACTAAGTGCAGGCGAGCGTGATCCAGATGCCGATGATGTAAGTGGCATGAGTGCAAGCAAAATGAGAGCAGCGGCTGCTGCGGGTGAATTAGAAACATTTGCACAAGGTGTACCAGATAAGAAACTAGCACAAACTATGTATGATGCTGTACGCAAAGGCATGGGTGTAAAAGATGTAGAACCTGTTGAAGAAGGTGACTTAATACTAGACAAAGGTAGTTTAATTAACTACATTAAAGATATGATTCAAGACTACGTCAACAGAGAAGAAGATGTAGAAAAATTATCAGCACTACTAAAGTATATTGCAGGTAGAGAAATTAAAGCTAAAGGCAAACGTTATATTGTAACAAAAGAAGATATAAAACAAGCACTAGCAATTATTGAACGTGAACTTTCTAAAGGTGAAGAAAAAGATAAAGAAAAATATGTTAAAGGCATGAAGAAAAACAAAAGCGATTTTAAAAAGCGTTATGGCAAAGATGCAGAAGCAGTAATGTATGCAACAGCAACTAAAATGGCTAAAAAATAATGGACGATCTTGAGTACATTAAAAAACTAGCAGGTGTTAACGAGTTTAAAGGATATACTCCTTATCAAGAAAATATATCTGTTACAGGTACTGAAAAGCAACGTATAGAAAGAGAAAAGAATCTACGTCCAGGTGACGAAGATTGGTTTAAACTTTGGTTTAGTAGACCTTACTGGAAGGGCCAAGAATATCCACCCGGACTTAGGAGTCGTAAAAAATGAGATGGGACGACATTAAAGAAGCAGCAGGCGTTGGCCGTATAACTAAACAAAATCAAACTGCTGATGTTGGTCCCGGTGAGATCAAAAAACAGGCTGCAAAGTTTGGAAACAAAGTTGACAAAGATGGAAGGCCTCCTACACTAAGCAAAAAAATCAAAGGTAAAAGTACTAACGTGCTATTTAATCTTGGATTAGCAGAAAGTGTTTCTATTAAATATGAACGTGCAAAAGATTACGATATACTACATATAAAAGAAAAAGGCAAGAATAGAGTAGAAGTTAGAGGTAAAAAAGGTTATGAAAGTGGTGGTTACGATAGTAATGATAAACTACATAAACTTTTAGATAAACTAGGTAAAGCTGCTAATATAAGCGAATTGATGAATGGCGAAACAGTTGTACTAAATCCTAAACACCCAGATGGACCTAAAGCAATTGACGCAACCACTAAAGAAGGCAGTTTAATATCTAATCCTAAAAATTCTTTTTTAACAAAATCAGATACAGCATATGATTTTGTTAAATTAGGTACTAATATGGCTAATTTAAAATCAGTGCCAGCTGGTGCTAATGTTGATGAACCAGATATAATGGTTGCGCCATATGCTGGTGAAAAAGAAATGAAGTATCTTATGAAACAACTAAAACGCATAGGATATGATGTACAAGATGCACAAGGTTATAAAGACGCACACTTTGATGACAAACCTACAGGTGGAAAGGCACCTCCACAAATTAAAAAATTAGGTCCGCTAGGTAAAATTAAACTAGACAAATTAAAAAGTGTACAAAGCGAACGTCAATGGAACAAACTAGGCAAGCAACTAGTAAAAGTATTAAATGATGACTATGAGCCAATACAAATTGATCGCAAAGGACGTATTGTAAACGGACATCATAGATATGATGCACTACGTTTAACAGGTGCAGAATATGCTCGTGTGCATATGGTAGATGAAGTACTAGAAAATATGCTAGACGAAAACTTTGCTGACGGAAAGAAAAAAGGCAAAAGTCGTCCTGGTAGAGTCAAAAAGGCTGGTGCAAGTTGTAAAGGATCGGTAACTAGTTTACGTAAGAAAGCAAAAAAATACTCAGGTGAGAAAGCGAGGATGTATCATTGGTGCGCAAATATGAAGTCGGGACGGAAGAAAAAATAGTAGAACTTTATCCAAGAGATAACACAGATATAAGTCACTATATTAAAAAACTTAAAGAACATGAAGCTCGACGAGCAAGCACAAATGAACGCCAAAACTATTGGAAAACTTATAAAGAATACTTAAAATGAAGCAAACAGAAATGAAATTTTACACACCTTATGAAACAGCAGGTAGACAACCTGGAATGATCTGGCAGCCTAGAGATTGCACACCAGAAGAACAAAAGGAATGGATTAATACAGAAGGAAAGTATTGGGCAGATATACAAGGAAAACTTATTATAGGACTTTCTATACTACAAGTTAGTTTGTTAGGACTTATGTTAAGTTGTATGTTTCTAATACAGCAATTTGTGAGATAGGAAAGAAAAATGAAAATAAGCGAATTACTAGAACAAAAAAGAGATACACATTGTTCAGATAAATGTTGTGGAGCAGACGTAAAAAGAGAAGATTGCAAATGTCCACCAGACTGTCCTCACTGTAATTGTAATGCAGAAGACGTTAAAGAAGATGCAACAGCAGGAGCAACATCATCAGGTAATATAGCCGCAGTTGTTAATCCAACGTATGCACACGCTAAATCTACAAAGAAGGGCAAATACGGAGC